CCCCAATGGTAGAATTGGCTCCCCTGACAAAGGATGTCAGGACTAAGATCAGTGAACTACTCAACATCCTCTCTCAAGTGGCACGTTTCTTCGGGTACGAGGGACAATCCGTCGAACCAAACACGCAGAGTCACTGGGAATATCTAGTAAGCGCCTCAAAAGGCGACTGGATGAAAGTTGCAAAATATAAAATTGCAGCCTTCTTCTCAGCATGGAATGACCAACCGTTACCGGTCAGTCCATTCCCACAAATATTAGATAAACCCCAAGTGATTCTAGGCGGACAGCTCGGCAGATGGTTTCGTTATAAATTTTGGAAAGGCGCGACAGAGGAACGCAAAATGGAATTCTGCACATCCATTCTTCAATCGAAGAAGGGTATGCCAAGACCAGGGAGCGATTACCTCGAAGCGGCTATACAGAAGACTGTAACAAAACTAACCGCGAAGCCAGAACAAACGCCACCGAAAGCCTTAACAAAAACATGGGCGGGAATGGCGGAGAACAAGGAAGACGTCGAAGACACGCTCTCAGAGATTACTGTAAAACAGCAATTGAAGAGAACTGTCAAAGAAATTTTCCAAGGTCACCACTACTCGACCGAATCACGTTTCAAGGCCTTCTTTCCTAGCACAAGTGGAAATTATAATAACACACGGACAGCAGCCGGAACAGTAGGAACTGTTTTGGAGCATCCGAGTTTACTTAAAGGACTACGAGTGCCTGGTGGACACATGAGAGTACAACCAGTTCACAGAGAGGAAGAAATGATACAGGAAGGAACACCCGACCTACTAAAAATACATGATAACTCACTTAAACAAAACTTCGAGTACTTATGGGCAAGAGCCCTCAGACTAGCACTAAAGGAAAAACCATTAGTAAAGCCTGTAGCACTACCAGAAGCCTTGAAGGTAAGAGTCATCAGCAAAGGTCCCCCGATAACCTACTTTGTACTAAAGTCCCTTTGGAAATTCCTACATACAACCCTCCGAAACCATCCCACATTCACACTTATAGGTCAACCAGTGACAGAAATTCTTATCCAAGATAAACTCGGACGAGGATTACTGCCATCAGAGGCATACTTAAGTGGTGACTATGAGGCAGCTACCGATAATCTGCACAGTTGGGTGTCAGAAGCAATTGCAAATGCAATCGCAGATGAACTAAACTTAATGCAGGTAGAACGTGAACTCTTTATAAGAGCTCTAACGCGCCACATAATCGATAACAACGGAGAGGAGCTGGAACAAACAGAAGGACAACTAATGGGTTCAATAGTTTCTTTTCCAATCCTATGCATCGCAAACGCCGCACTCGGTCGATGGGCACTTGAAGTGTCAGAGCGAAGAAAATACACGCTCAAAGACGCAAAAATGCTTATCAACGGAGACGACATCGCAATGCGAGGAAGGAAACTCGGCACAGTCGACTATTACAGCCTGTATGAAGCTTGGAAATTAATAGGTACCTTCATGGGACTCAAAGAGAGTATAGGAAAAACCTATGTTAGCGAAAAATTCGTCAACATAAATTCAACCAACTTTCTAAGAGTCAACCCTGAAGAAAACGTACATTATATCCAAACCGACACAGGACTGAAAAGAAGACCGTGCGCCTTCAAACTGACTAGATATATCAACATGGG